CGGCCTGGGTTCAACTGAAACCATGATAAAATCTGATCCTGTTGTGTCTTAGCCTGCAAGCAGGATCGAGCGAGCTGGTCGCCGGTTTCGGCGTTTGTATTAAAATAAGTTCTCATCTCTTCAAATAATCCATTAACTGCTTTCCGATATATTCCGTATAGTCCGGCGGTATTGATTGGGTTAATTCTTTGCGTGTCATCCAGTCAATTCCCATTGCATCGCGCCACTCCGCAGCCGTACCCTTTGACACATTTCTATGCACCGTTCCCCATGACTTCCAGCGACCAGCACCGCCAGCGATAGAATAATAACCTTCTCCAATACGTTTTCCTTTATGGCTCAGGTGTGTCGGCTGAAAAATTAGATGGGAAATTTCAAAGTTCCGATGTCTGAAAACCTTTAGGCCGAACATTAAACCACAGAGTTGAATAGTACTTTGCATCGGCGCATGAATGACGTTTTCGATTATCCAAAAACCACCGCGGCGGTAGAACTTTTCACGAATTGGCGATAGACAGTCAGGATATATTTTTCCGTTGTTTCGATGCACACTTGAAGCCTTGCTCCATTTCTGACACGGCGGGCTCGCATGAATTACGTCAAAACCATCCAGCGGATAGGTGAGGGCGTCTGCTTGGTGAAATTCAAACGGGTAGTGCGGTTGTGGGTTTATATCGACCCCGACAACCTCAAACCCGGTTCGATGGTATCCCATTGCCGCGCCACCAGCTCCGCAAAATAAATCAAGTAATTTTGGTTTCATCAAAACCCCGCTGTCATCGCCGGGACGCTCTCCGGCGTAGTAGGATTTCATTTTATTTCTTCTTTGCAAAATTTATGGGATTCGGAAAACGCCTCGGCTTGCTTTATAAGGTCATTTACTGCCGCTGGAAGATGAACAGTCCGGCTTTCCCCGCAGCATTTACAAGTCATAACGGGCGGCTGCTTTTCGTGATTAAGGAATATCCAGCGCGGTATTTTCATCATCTTTTATCCTTTTGGTGCTGTCTTGTAGTTCGTTGTGGATGCTTATCCCCGGATTCGTTACCGCCCCGTTGTTACGAATATCAGCCCATGACCACGATTCAGCGCCATCAACATGTAGATGAAAGTTAATTTCTCCTTTTGGTAGTTCTGGATGATTCGTTTCTTTTAAAATTGCTTGCACCTTATCCGCTATTTCTCTTTTTTGTCTTACTGAAAACATTTTCTCCTCCTTTCAAAACCCCGCATCCATCGCCGGGACGCTCTCCGGCATCGTTTCTTTCGCCGCTTCCAATCGCCGCTGGAACAACATTTCTTCCAGCCATGTCGGATAAATCCGCGCGTACTCCGCGCACTTCTCGCAGACCGGCAATTTCATTTTGTCACAGTGGACGCTGTTAATCTCAGCATTGACGAAATATGTTGCATTCCCGTTCACTCCGTGGCAGCAGAAACATGGGAATGAGCCCGGCTCCGGCGTGATGGTTTTCCATACTATCGGTTCGATCGATGTGATTCGCATGGCGTGATCTCCTTATGATTAGTAGTTAGTGATTTGTTATTCTGGATCGCTTTCCCAGGCATCGTCATTTTCAGCTTGGGTAGGAACACGAACGCCCGGCTGTTCGACAACCGGCATATTCCAAATGTCATTAAAAAGCCCTTCGCCAATATAGCCCAGTTTGTTCCCGGCCGGATCTTTACAGACAAACCGGCCTAATAGTTTTTCAACCGTCAGAGTGTTCGGCGGCACAAACGCTGCGGGAACATCCTCTCCACGGTCAAAATATATTTCTCTTAGATCTATTTCAGACCGCTTGATTATTATTCTCATGGCGTCATCTCCTTTATCTTAGCGCGTTCATGATAATATCGATTGCTTCCCGCTCGGCCAATTTGTGGTAAATCTCCGGCGTTTCGGATAGGTCGATTGTGATAGTATAAGGACAATCCTTGAATATCGCTGGACCCTGGATAATTGCTCCCGGGTCGGCCTTTTTTGTGTACTTCCTCTTGTCACCAGCGGCTTTCTCGCGCTGCGCCTTGCGCCTGCAATCCTTGCAATTACTTACCCTGCCGCCTACCATTTCTTTATTTTTATCAAACTCGTCCAGCGGCTGCGGTTTCCCGCCATGCTTACAATCCGGCTTGCTGCAAATTTTAGTTTCTCCCATTTTTTTATAGTCCTTTCCGGCGTCATAATCGGCGCCGACTGATACGGTTTGACCGCCGCCGTTGACCGCCAAAATAGGCTGCATGTCATTGGCTCTGCCCATGCTGCGGACGTATTCGATCCGTTTTTCGCATTGCGTGCATTTCGGATCGTTTTTACTCTCCGTTAGATGCTCGCATTCTCGGCATGGATTTTTCATGGCGGGCCTCCGTTAAAAGTTGTATGTAAACCCAAGAGTGACAGCGTATCCGCTCAATTTCATGCTATCGTACTTCTGCCAATTCCATTTGCGGTTGTCGTAGTAAGCATCAACAATCGTGTCGAACGTCAAAAGCCGGTACATGGCACCGGCCGTAAATGATAAATTTTTAGTGATTTCAGCGTTATAATTAAAGCCGAATATGCCGCCAAAATTCCCGCTTACATTCATATTGTATTCGTCCCATTCGTAAGGGACTCCGTTTAGTGGGACTGAATATTCTTTTGCGAGATATATGTGAAAACGATCCCAATAACTCCAGTTTTTATCGGTGGGCTTGATGCTGGAATTATTTAATTCCCAGATCGGCTCGAACCATCCGGCGTTCACGAATAATTTAAAATCTTTTACCAGTTCTTTTGAGAATCCAAGCCCGGCTCCGATTACCTGAAAGTGCGGGAGCGGCTGACCGTTCAGGCCAAAGGATGATATATTTTCAAACGAAAGCCATGGGTAGATTTGCAGCGGATTGTCGTTGAATAATTTTTCACCGGTGATGATGACCCCATCCGATGACGGATTGTTGATGTCCTCGGATGACTCCATTATCATTTTGAAATATGATGCGTTAAATTCTGCTGCGGATGCGGGGAGCGAGAACAATAAAATCAATAGTATCGTTATCGTGATGGTTAGTTTTTTCATGGTGGGCCTCGTTTTGGGTTAGAAAATCATGTTGCCATTTCTAAACAATAACGGCCCTTAGAAACATCTCAACCTGTTTTTCGTCTTTTTCTGCCATTGCCATAACCATTAGCAGGATGCGCTCTCTCGCCGTCCTTGCCTCTTTTAACAAAAGCCCAATCTCTTTTGCCACGGTGTTTTCTCCTATTAGGTTTTTGAGTCCATCCAGCAGGGCAACGCACTTTTGGTATGAAAACGCCCTTCCAGCAATAGTTTCTTTAGTGTTTGCTTTTTTGCGGAGTTCTGAAATTCTGCTTTGGTATCGTGGATCATCCCAGGCGGCTTTGGCCCATTCCTGATCGCGGACTTGGTGGTTTTTGGCGATTGTATCAAGCGCAGTAAAAACACTTATTTTTATAATTCCATTCTTCATTGTGACTATACCTATAAAATATTAAATAAACAAAGTCAAGAAAAATATACCGCTTGTTAAAAAATAAAAATACCGCTATTGTAAATTAATGGTTGACAACATATACCGCTTCAAATAGTATAACTAAACATCAAGGAGAAAATAAAAATAGCAGGCGGCGGGGAAAGCCAAGCGAGTACCCGCCAGTCAAACTCACGGAGGAAATCAGATGAAATATTTTTTAGAGATTAAGCCAGCAATCAAACCGGAAGACAGGCACAAGATTGAAGATGCGCTCAAAATGGCGGGATACGATGTCCACGGCGGCGGACAAATGGTTGACGGGTCTTCCTGTGACATATCGTTTTTCAAGGAACCCCCCACGGCATCGGTATAGCGGGGAGTACCCGCCAATCAAAAAAATCCCGATCGGCCCGAACGTTTGCTCTGGCTACGGCTGGGGCATCCAGTGAAAACCCGAGAAGGATAAAAAAGTAAGTGCCATGCAGGGGAGTTAGCCGTTAGCCATGGCAAGCCCGAAGCCTCAGACATGGTTCTCAGACCAAAACGTGGGGCGGAAGGCAAGTCAGAGAAGGAGTGTTGTGCCCCCTATCCACTGCGCTATGACGGCCCAGGAGCCGGGGGACGGTGCGAGAGGAAAATCAAGGAGGAGGTGTTTGAATGAAACTAGAAGGCTGTACCAGTATAAGCTGTAATAATTTTAATTGTGATTATTGCAAAAGGTGTTCACACGCTGTCTATTTTGGCTTTGGAAAGGATGAGTTTGGTAAGGTATGGAGGTGGACCTTTAATTCAATGTTTGGGCCGATGTTTAAAGATAAAAAAGGGGATGATATTTTGTGTCAGCCAGAAGCTAATAGTCCTGCTTGGGTTCTGTTTGAATTGTGGCAATATCGTTTTTGCCATGACAAAAAACACCCACTTCGTAATGTTTTAAACAATATGAAAACGCGGTGCTACAATACAAAAGACAAATTATATTTCCGTTATGGTGGTCGAGGAATTAAGGTTTGTGAAAAATGGATGGAAAACTCCAACTCTTTCTATGCGTTTGCGTTGTCAAACGGTTGGGACGCAGGGTTACAAATAGACAGAAAAGACAATAATGGAGATTATGAACCAGATAATTGTAGGTTTATTACATCTTTGGAAAACAATCGTAACAGACTTGGGACTGAGAAAAGCATAAAAACCCTTAGCGATAACGGGGAAAAATGCAGGAAGAAGGTTAAAAACATATCAACCGGAGATGTTTTTATTTCCGGCACTCACGCAGCAAGGAGTTTAGGCTTCCATGAAAACGCTGTTAGAAAAGCAATCAACAGAAATACCCGTTGTGGTGGTGATTATTGGGAATATGTATAATATGTAGAGAGCTGGCAAGGTAGGGGGCATAACCGACCAGTTGAGCGGGTTGTTATGTGCCTTGTTTTCCTGGCTATTTTGGTTGATGACCGAACGTTAGTAGCACTAATCAGCAAAAGCGGAAATAGCCCGGACAAGAGGGCGCATAACCGACCAGTTGAGCGGGTTGTGGGAAGCGTGGCAAACGGGGATCGTATATCCTAACATGGGAAGATGCCTTAATCGAAGAGGAGGGGGCGTTTCCCGCAACCGCTCACTTAACCGTTGGATGCGCCTGGCAGGGTGAGTCGTCAGGCACGGACTGAAGGCATTTTAATCTTGTCGGGCGCAACCGCCAACCGCCGCTTAACTTTACGTTATGGAATAAATCCATTGTGACATTTCTAATCAACCCCTAATCAACAATTCGGGTGTTTCCGAAAACGATAAAGTGCTTGAATTTAAAGGAAAAAATGGTGCCGAAGGCCGGACTTGAACCGGCACGTTAAAGCGTAATCCCTTACTGGTTAAGGGCTTGCATGGGTTATAATCAAGTTGTTAGAAGGTTTGGGGGAAGGATGAAAGCGGAAGAATTGGCAAGGCTGTTCCATGAAACATACGAACAGTTAGCTCCTGAGTTCGGCTACAAAACCCGTAAAGGCACAAGAGAATTTTCGGAGCACACATCAAACGGACAATTAATGATAGCGGTATGCCGTGAAATCTTAACTGCGATAGGCACGACCAGTTCACGAGTTAAGCCCATACCAGAGAGGATAACAAAGGGATAACCCCGTCAGCGGATGCAGCGTTGGAGGATAGACGGGTGGTAGACATGGGGAGGGTGAAGGAGGGGAGTGGCTCAGCTTCCTCCGTGGTCCCGTAGGTGGCCCATTAATAGCCAAACGGCTGTCAACTGTTATCCCCGGTTATTTTGTCGCCAATTTCTTTAGTACGTTCCAATAGCTAAAACTGTTATTTGAACATTGCCAGTAGTGATATTGTTATTATCTGTTGTATTTGTTGCATAAAGTTGAAATTCATACGTACCTGCCGCAAGTCCTAATTCAACCCAAGATACAGATCCACTTGCCCTATTATTTGCCAATGGAAGGCCAGAATACGGCCCCGTAGCCTTAAGCGCTCCATCTCTGTGAATTGCTGTTCTAAATGTATATGCGTTAGTTCCGTAATAAGCATCCATAGCGGCCATTACCAAGACTGCGCTGGTTTTTGCTATTGTAATACTTACCTTGCATACCTTCGTGGCTGTTGTGTTAAATGTTGCAGATTCAATAGTTGCAGAATATCCGGAAACAATAGGAGGAAACCCCGTACAGTTAGTCAATACCCCGGATGCTGGGGTGCCGAGGGCAATTCCCGTTTTATGTGTCCCGTCAACATCGTGCTCAAGATTATAAGCCCTATTAATAACATCCGCTTTTGTCGGATGGTTCGCGCCTACGGCCTCCTCCGTGTATTGTGGTCTGATATCTGCCATGATTACCCCCTAATATATTGTTGTGTCCCTGCCTCCGCCAAGTTTTTTTGACCCGTCTAAAATCCATGAGCCGTCGAGTAAAAATCCAGCCATTAAAAAATGATCTGTTTGCAATGCCCTGAATACGATATTGTTTTTCCCGTAGTCCGGCCGCACCGAAATGATTTTCCAAAAATTATTTAAAAGCTGTATACCGTCCTGACCATAAAGCGAATCGGCCGACCATGCGATAAAATCTCCGATATCGACACCGACCCGTTTTAATGTTGCATCGGTTATTTCAATCTCGTAAATGGGATTTTTTAGTTTCGCTACGATATAATCCTGAACCTTCTGAACGCTCGTTAGATCCCGACACCAGTAAAATTGATAAGGCGTGCTTGGCGTCCGCATTCCGAAAACGCTCTGTGATATCGCATCGGCATGGGCCGTTGCGTCCGTGTGTTTTTTAAACTCATAATTGGTATAGCTGTAAGCATAATTACAAGGGCATTGGTTGATAATATTGTCGCGCTTGATTTTGGCATCGGTCAAAAATGCATCACCCTTTGGGATGATATCGGCCATCCCGAGCGGTATCGTGTTGACATCGATGTCGAGTATAAGCTCGCCCTGCCCGTTAATAAAAGCCGACCCCAAAAACGAGCCCATCATATTCATGATGGTTTCCCAAATCGGCACATCCTCAACTATGGCCCCCGCCGCCTTGTATGACTGCCCGGTAAAAATCGCCGCCGCCGTTGCTTTCGCGGTGGCCTCATAAAGTGCGGATGTGAAATCATTTTCGACGGTCAGAAAATCATTGACAATATCGATGATGTTTTCCATCAGGGTCGCGCCGGCCGCCGCCGTCGGCTTCCCTTTTCCAGTAGCCGTAATAATAGCGTTAAGTTTCGGATTGACCATATCGATGGTTGCGATTGTGCCGTGTCCCTCATAATTATTGGCCGCGTTAAACGTATAATCGACCCCGCCGCTGGTCAGCACAAGGCCGTTCTCATAAATTACAATCGTGTTCCCGTTAGCCACTGATAAGACTTCACTGCCAGCATAGGCATAAACCCAATCGGTCGCATTCAGACAAGGCAGTTCCCAATTTCCGGCGATTCCGTCGGTCAAATTGCCGTAGATAATCGGCAGCCGCTGATTCGAATTTAGCGGGTTAGAGTATGATCCGGCGCGTTTTAAAAAATATGTATCTGATAGCTTTGTCATTTTACCTAAAGCCAATAACAAGAAGTTGCGCAAATCCAGCCGTTCCGCTTGTTGACCATGTGATCGTAACGCCGTCCGCGTCAAAAGATGTACCGACTGCCGTTGCGTATTGAGATCCGCCAGAATTTCGATGGTGATATATAAAATGAGTAGCACTGCTATTATATGTCTCTGCGGTTTGATTTTCATAATCGTAAACGACAAAATTGGTCGATCCGTTATAGGCCCCGATTGAAAGTCCGCCTATCTCTAAGTTGATGACGCTTATTATAATCACTAACGAAGGCTTAAAGCTGAATCCGATAATATTTTGCGCTCCTGCATTAGCTATATTACGGTTTGTCACTACCAGGTTAATTCCGCCCGCCCATTCCGGCACGGCTCCGGCGGCATTCATAAACAACTTTAGGTTTGCTGCGCCCTTGGCAAGGTTGATAAGCGTATCGGCAGCGGTAGCATATAGCAAATCCCCTGCCACAAGAGCCAATCCCTCAAGGCTGATCAGGGTGGCTGCTGGGGTTAAACCGGTAGCCAACGGCAGCCCTGTGCAATTGGTTAGGACACCAGATGCAGGTGTGCCCAAGGCACCGCTATTTACCAAAGCAGTGCCCACGACCCCTGCCGGTGGAAGCCCATTACAGTTCGTCAGTACACCAGATGCAGGTGTGCCAAGCGCGGGAGTTACTAAGGTCGGACTATTCATCGTTCCATGTGTCCCGTCAACATCGTGCTCGACATTCCACGCTCGGTTTGCCACATCCGCCTTCGTCGGATGATTCGCGCCGACGACTTCTTCAGTATGTTGCGGTCTTAAATCTGCCATAATACCCCCTAAATTGTTATTCCTCGTTCGCCTCAATCGTCAGTGTAGGCATGACGGTCATTTCGGTTATGATCCCGCTGAATATTTTTAAATGTTCGATCTGCGGGTCTGTTTCAAATCCGACATAATACAGTATCGGTCTACCGATAAACGGCTCCGTTGCAATCAATTTAGAAAAATATCGATCCGAATTGTCCAACTCGATGCTCATGTTCTGCAATGTTTTCGACTGATATGACGCTAAAATGTCCTCTTTCAGTGATTGCAAATTACGCTCAAAAGATCCGAAGCTGATCGCTCTGCCCTGTTTTTCTAAAACACCGGCGCTGTCTCCGCCGTAAGTTATGGTCCCGTCAAATAAATAAGTTCCATCATATAAATATGACACCGATGCAAAAACTTCCGTGAGTTCTTTTTCTCCATAAGCCCGATAGCCCATGTGCGTCTGAATCAGGATATAGCTGATCGGGATCTCTCCGCGCATCAAACGTTTATGAAAGTTGATTGAAGTCCGGTACATCTCAGACGCTCCGCATGACTTCGGTTAGAGTCAGGACGGTATTATAAAGCGCCCGGGTGTTGTGGTCCTCCGGGATCGCCGTGACATCGACCAGCCAGGTATTTGTCGGTATTGCCGCGTCATCATTAAACCAGAACGGTTTGAGTTCTCCGGTTGACCTGATCGCGATAGCATCAATCATCGTTTCCAAGAGCGTGATATCTGCCGCCACGATACAGCCAAATTCAAAGTTAAATGTCCGTTGCCGATTGTAAAAGCGTTTTTTACTGACTCCGTAAGGCGTCCGGTTCGAGTCAAAGAGAAGTTCAAAACCCTTTGAAAAGCCCTCTTTGTAGTTTCTGGAAAGCTCCATGTATGGCCCCAGGAATAGCTCGCCGATTTCGATATAAACGTTCGGGTTCGCCGCGTCGGTGATTTGTAGTTGCCAATATCGTTTAGTGGTCGCCGCTGATAAATAATGAAGAATCTTGCCGCTGGCCCAAGTGACCGCCTCTGGAAAAATCGGCGGGTCAACTCCGACAAGCGTGATTGTCGCTGCCGATGTCATGTTGTGATCGAATATGATCAGCGCCTTGACTTCTTGTGCTGATTCAAGGTCAATATTTATTGTCAACATGCCGGTTTCCCTTTACGCAATTCGATAACTGATAAATGTGTCTGCTGCTGTCTTTCGCGTCCTGAAAATTGCAGAATTACCATAGATGCCGCCTGTCGTGACGTGGGCTGATTGAACAATCGGATTGCCGACGATGGTATGGTCAGCCCCAGCCGTGACCGTGATCGTATCTATCGCCGCTGCTGATAGGTTTATTAATGACCAATCAAAACAGCTATCAACCGCAAAAGTAGCCCCGGCATCGCAAAGCGTTCCCGTTGGCAGCGTGTATGCCTGGGTTGCACCAGCCGCATGGGTTCCTGTTATAATTTTAGTGAGTAAGTTTGCAATGGTTAATATTGCTGCAACCGTCTGAGCGTTCGGTGTCCCTTGTGACTTTATCAACATTAACTGGTCCGCTGCTAAATCGTTCGGATTTATACTTTTAGTCGTTCCGCTTGCCGCGTCCGTTGTATCTGAAACATCGACATAAGGGATCAGGTCGCCCACTGCCAATGCTGCCGAACTTGCTGTCAATGCCGATATTTTTTTATCTGCCATTTTATCCTGCCTCGGTTAAAAGTTTAGATGATCCATCCTCTGTAATTAAATAAAGGAGCCCCTCCGTCTCTAAAATAAACGTATCTAATTTTGCGGATCTATAAACGTCGTCGCGGTCCCTGGTGATCATTTTTCCGGAGTTGAAAAGGTTGACCCCTTTAAAATACCACTTATCGCCCACAACAAAGTCGGCGCCGGTCCCGGTGGCAAATGCGATATAAGCCCCGTTATTTAAAAGCGTTGGAGCTGCCGCCGTCAGTGCTCCCGAAGCGTCCCATGTGCCGCCGCCGTCGCTCCATTTGTACGTCGCCTGGCCGACCTCTGCGCCGCCTGCGATGCTGTCAATTTCAACAATATATTCAAGGTCAGTCGCGCCGCTGAAATTACCCGATGGTGTCATTACCGCCGAGCCGGTTCCCTCTTTTTTGGCGCTGGTTACGATGCCGTTTCGCAGTGATGATACCGTTAGCATGGATTCGGTCGTGATAAGATTAGAATATAAAAATCTACAATCGGACAAAATTCCCCCTATTGATAAACCCGCTTACTGTTTTTATTAATTGCAACATCGATTTTTTCCACAAAATCGTTGAATGTCTGCTTGTCTGCAATCAGGTTTCCGCCGATGTAAACCAGCGGCCCTCCGGTTCTGCCGGTGGATGTCGCCGCAACGAGTTGTTTAAGGATTTTCAGGTTTTTCTCAGTGACGACTTCTTCGCCCTTTTGACCGACAAAAAAGCCTTCATCATTTCGGAGATTCAGTTTCGCGCCCTTGTGAGCGTATCCGACCCCACTTTCACGGCCCATTGAGTCAACTCCGCCGAAATCGCCCAGGCCCAAACCGCCGCCTTCGCCGCCGCCGCCTTCGCCCCAATCTCTCGGGTTATAGGTTCCAAGGCCCCACATGGAAAAGTTTTTAGTCATGTCGTCAAAAGATATTTTTCCGTAGGGCATCGCTTTTGAAAGACTGCTCGCGCCCCAGTCCATGTCGATGTCGCCGTAAATGGTTTTAAAGTCCCGGTACGCAGTATAGGCGGAATAAAGCCCGGATATTGCGGCCGCTGCAAATGTTCCGAGCATCCCCATGGGATTTACGGTTGCAACTATTTGCCCAGTAGCTATCAAGCCAGCGATTTTGTTTAATCCGAATTTTCTTGCCGAACTCAACAATGAGTCTTGGATGCTTTGCTCGACCTGGGCACCGTATGACCCCGGCGGAAAACTTTTTGATCCGCCCCAGCTTTCGCCCAGCGCCGCATTGCTGCCGCTTTCTGATGCGCTCCTGATTCTGCTCGCTTCATCGGCCGGCACGACCATCTCGCCCTTATGTAACTGCGCAATCTGATCTTTTTTAATGTCCCATGATCCAGCGGCCCACCATCCCATCGCGCTGCCCAGCCAGTCGACCCCGGTTACCGCTACTTCAAGGGCTTTGTCTGTGGCAATCTGAGCTAATTTATCCGATGCCGTCCGCGCCATGCCCTGCCACATGCTCTCCCAATCGAGCGATAATTTATCCATATTCCCGGTAAAGAGGTTGAAAAAATTATCTGATAGCATGTTTGTAGTTTCAGCGGTAAACGACTCAAAGGTGCTTTGACCGACCCGTGCAAATGTGACGGCGGATTCCTGGGCTCGCTCGTAGCCGATCTTGATCCCGCCGAAAAAGTCGTTTGATGAAAGCGTTAATTCACGATCCAAATCTTTCTTTTTTCGTGCGTACCAGGCGTCGGTGACGGCGTTTTTACCGACCAATGTTTCATAATTTCTGCGCTGTTCATCCAGGGCGTCCAACTGGTAATTGTAATAATTAGCCGCGTCGCCTTTCATGTCGCCGTACATTTTGCCGTAGGCTTTGGCTTTCTCGGATGCGAGTTTTTTATTATCATCAACATCTAAAACGGCCAGCTTGCCGATGTTTTCATTCATTACTCGGTTAGATTCTGTACGGGTATCGACAACGCTGAGCCATTTTTTCAACCAAGCGTCGCCATGCTCAACTGTACTCTGGTAGTTTTCTGTTTCATACTTGTTCTGAAGGATAGCAACCTCGCCGATAGACTGACTTCGAAGCCTGTCGGCCTCAATCGCTTTTTTTGTTGAATCAAGGTATGTTTTTAGCCAAGCATCGTCAAATGGAGCTACGGCTGACGGCGGGGTGGAAACTATTTCAAGTGGCAATGGTGGTTTGTATATATCATACCCCTTTGTCCTTGGCCCAATTTTTCCGCCGGCCGGATAGGTCGACTTTGGCGCTCCGAACTCATAATCACCAGGCAGAGGCATGCCCATTAATAAACGCATAACGCGCAAAGACTTGCTTGCCTTGTCGTAAGCATCTGCAATAGCCAATACCGCACTCGTTGCTCCCCTGAACGCAGCACCAATATTATCAATTGCTTCGTATGTTTTCTGGGCGATCAACTCGTCATTAGCTTCAACCCATAAACCAATATTTTCGGCCCACTCTAACAGGGTTCTTTTTCCCGTTTCCATTAAATCAAGCAATGCTTGGTTTTTAACAACAACGTCACCGATGCGCTCAAATACATCCCCGTAAAGATTTTTTAACTGGTCAAGGCCTCCCGAGAATGTCTTTGCGTTCTCCTGGGCTACCAGAAAACCTCTCGCTGCAAACTCTGTGATAATTTTCAACTGTTCAGTTTTGTCAGTGGTTGACCTCAATGCTGGGATGTATCTTCTGAGCATAGTAAATTCGCCCTGCTCAGCCAAGGCGATATACATTGCCATAGAGTCAACATCGCGCCCCGTTGCCGCAGCAAGTCCGATGCTCATTTTTGTTGCTTCTTCCAATCTATCGGAAGTGACGCCCAAATTTTTCTGAAGCGCCATTAATTTTAAAACTTGCTCATCGCCATATGTTGTGACCTTCTGGATGCCGGATGCAAATTTGGTATATTTTCCCATCAGCTCGTCAGTATATCCACCGCTTGCCCTTAACGCTGCCCCTAAAGCAATTTGTGCTTTCTCCTGTTCCATCGATGCAACAACGGCTTTCGTGCCTACGGCTACGATTGAATACACGGCAGCCGTTGCAGCTACCGCGTACCCCTTCCAGTGTTCCTTGAGGTTTTCGATGATAGTTTTCTGATGTCCGTATTGTTCCTCGTTTATCTGCCGAATTTTATCGGCCTTGGCTTTTTCTGCTCTGACAAGATCATCAGCGGTCGCCTTCCCGCTTTTTTTAATAGCTTCCAGGGATTTCTCGGCCTGACTCCGCATAAGGTCGAAGGTTGCATTTGATTTAATACCGAGATTTTTGAAATTCTTTTCGAGGATTTCCGCGCCGCTCTTGGACTCTCTTAATAGGGTTTGCTGGCCCTTCATGTACCTGCTTGGGTCAAGGTCCAGCTCAACAAATAAAGTCCCTATTGGTTTTCCAGCCATCACCGCACCCCTATAATTGATTTGATTTCTGAAATAGAACTATTGAGCGAGGTTCGTAAAAATGGATGATTAAATTCTTCAACATAATGATAATTTGTTTCTTTACCGCCTGCATAAATTCTGACGTTCCGCTTTTTAGAAAACGCCTTTCCGCTTTTTGTTTTTTTTCTATATACACGGATGCTTTTTTTTAAACGCCCTGGCTCACGCGATGTCCAGAACTGTCCCGCGTATGGACCTGTTTTGTATATTGGCCTTGATATAGTTCCTGTCCTAACCGTTGCAACCGCTTTTGTTTTAACAACATACGCGGCCTCTACAAGCCGTTCCATGACGACATTCTCAAATGTTTCATCCATGCGGTTCGGGTCCCACCGTTCTATTCTCATTTGGTACCCCATAATACTTGTGATGAGGTTGATAAACTATATTTTCGCCGCATCCACAGGCACATTTAGCGATAATTTTATTTTCGACTCTCATTTTTTAGCAGCCCTTTCCCTACGTTCCGCGCTAATGATGTCTATCAGGCTTGTTATGCTTTTAAAAAACTGCGGCCGCCTCGCCTGTTCGATTTCGTGGATATCAAAAGTGACCTTGATCGCGTTATAGTCATATCCTTCCATTCTCATCAGTCCCGGCAACATCAGTGAAAACAAGCCCCAAATCTCATAATTGTCCCGGCTTAAGGTCGGGATCTTACCGTCCGGGCATTCTCCGTCGGTGTATTGAATACCCTTACACGCTGTCGCCCGCTTTGGGGCTTCGTCTTTCTGGACTAACTGGCAAAGATCGCAATCAAACTTTTTGTCTGCGAAATACCACTTAGCCCACTCGATCAGTTTTTTTCCGATGCTTCCTTTTGCTTGACTCCGGCCTCGGAAAGAATCTGAAAAACACGAGTAATGAATCGCAAGAAAGCCGGTACTTCGTCGATGAATTTCAGCTTGCTTTCCCGGTCGCATTTGATCTCGACCCCTGGCGCTGAAAAGGCGTTTTTCATTCCGGTGATTGCATAATCCCAGGCGTCCTCATTCTCTTTTTGTGCTTGGTCAGATGGCAGGTCCTCGTAATAACCGACTCGTTCCATCTGCCGGTTCCCCGGATTCAAAACCATCTTATATTCCTTTTTGCGGTCCTTCCGGCGGTCCTCCCAAAACTTGCCCATGCTGCGGATTCGGAACTCTGCCGCCTCCGGTTCCGGCGGATCGTAAACGATTTCGCCGGTGGTCGTGTCAAGCCGTGAGTTAAAAAAAGCGAACCAGTCACCCTGGTCGTCTTTGGTAAAATCAAAAACGGTCATAAGTCTCCTTTCTGATTATGCGTTAGCTAAGAATGAGGGCTCCCCGATCACCTGGAAGTTGAGGGACTCTTTAACTACCGAGCCAATATCTGCCGATAAACTGAATCCGGTAAACGTCGCCCATGCAAGATAATGGTCGCCGGTCTGGTCCTGGTCCGGATCATAGTTATACAGTTCCATAAAGAAAAACTTGGGACCCTCGGCCGCCAGGTGGTTCTGTAAATTAAAGAACATGGTTTCCGTGCCGATAAAATAACCGTTTGCCCCTCCGGTTGCTCCGGCCTGACCCGGCAGCGCCTCTTTCCAGTTCTGGCCCATGCGGCTGGCGTCCGCCATATCAAGAGATACGCTCAGATTCCAGTCGATCAGGTAGGCCACTTTTTGCAGCGCCGCTCTCGGCACCATGCCGTTATTTCCTCCGACCGTTGTAACTCCCGGAGGGGCATCGTATGTCGCCATGCCGGTCGTATAATTCACCGATATAAGATTGACCGCGTTTGTCGGAGTCCAGATAGGCGGAGCGTTCGGATTGATGATCCGTGACGCCGCTGCGGTGATCTGTGCCGTGTTGCCGGCGACAGTTGTCGGCTCAACCTTGAGGTTTCCGATTATCCATTGATCGGCAAGCGTGTGGCCGGTAGTTGCTGCAAATGTTATAGTCTGTCCTTCGTCCAGGGTTTGGGCTGCGCCGGTAATTGTCACCAGCGTAGTCCAGCCTCCGCCATTTTTGCGCCATTTCATACTGTCCGCTATTGCAGTAACATTAATGGTTGCGCCGGCCCCCGTTCCGCCAGTAACGGCAAGTCCATTTGCTATACTGTATCCCGTTCCGCCCGTAGTAAGAGATACGCCGGTAATCACACCGGCAGCGACAGAGGTTACCGTCACAGTTCCGCCGCTGGCCCCGGATTGAACCACGGTCAGAACATCGTTAACGGTATATCCCGTTCCTCCGGCTCCCAGGGTTACAGTCGCCATAAGATCGATACCGTCGATCACGGCTTCATAATATGCAGAAGCCGCATTAGCCGCCGCCAATCCCCAGGTGACGTCGTTAAGGCCAAGCGTCGCCGCCCCGCCTATATAACCGTTTGGCCGCAAAACATACAATGCGCCGAGCTTGCCATGGTTTGGCGTAGTTGGTGAAGTCATATTGCACCCCCTTTATTAAGCAGCGTCAGTCGTTACCAGTGCGCCGTCGCCCTGGAAGTTGACCGTTGCAGAAACAACTCCGCCCATTGCCGCGTTGACTGAAATGCCGGTAACAAAGAAACTTCCGACAAGCGCGTTGGTGGCGACGTCTAACAAGAACTTGCTGGCAGCGATTTTTGTCCCTGGCGCCGCGATTATTAGATTGTTATAAACAAGAATTTGCTGCGCATTTCCGGCGACATAGTACATCTCAAACGAGCCAGTCCAACCAGCCTGACCCGGCAGCGCCTCTTTCCAGTTCTGGCCTGCCCTCGAAGCGTCGGCCATGTCCAGACTGACTGAAATATTCCAGCCCTTCTGGTACGCAATCGCTGTGCCTTCCCATTCGACCAAACACACCTTGCCGTGAAACGGCAGCACGTTAAAAGCCATGATAACCCCCTGTTTTAATTAGTTTTTTGCTTTTTGTTAGATTTTCTATTGCTGGCAAAAATTGAAGATTTGCCAACCCCCAACACTCTTTAAACTATTTAATCTCGTGAAATTCCCGGATTCTATTTTTTACATTTTCAATATTCTTCATTTCACTTTCCCAAATAACGAGTGTTTCAAATCCAAATGGTTTAAATTCATTGATCCTGTCTTGCGGGTTTTCTCCCCGGTGCCAGTAGTCGCCAAAAAGCTCAATTATCTTTTTTTGGCCGTTACAATTTACAAAATCAGGGCATTTCCCATTGATGGTGAAACTAAAATCTCCGGTATATCTCCATTGGCCCGGATAGAGATTTTCAAGTAATGAAAATAATTTTTTTTCTGGTTTATTGGGAGTTGTGTTCATGCCTTTGTAATATTTATTTAAAAATTCAGGGTCTTTAAATTTCCTTTTTTGACTTTCACTTAATTTTTTTCTTGTTTCATCGGAAACCACAACGCCTTTTCTAAACCAACCGATTCCCTTTATTTTTATACCCTCTTCTTTTAATCTCATTGTTATTGAATGCCTGCCAGCGCCTAATTCGTCTGCAATGGCCTGCACTGTCATCCCGTCAACAATATACATTTTACAGATTTCAGGAATAGCCTTACTTGTGAAATGCCGCTTTTTGTTACTTTCACCGATACGCCCTGCCCATTCGGAGGTTAGCTTACCGCCCTTATTCCAACCCGGCCTTGGTGCCGTTCCAGATTCAGCTCTTGTTTTCCATCCCTTCTTGTAGCACTCGCCGTCGGGGTCGTTCTTTTTTAACGTAGCCAATCTCTTTACCTGGCTTTCTCTGGCGTGTTTTCTCCCATTATTTATTTTATGTCCTTTTTCAAACATAACTATTCCTAATCCTTTACGATCCAGCCGTCATATTCTTGAGAATAATGATAAACGCTTCTGGTTCCCGATGGTGTCGTAAGCGTCGTGTGATCTTCCATCATTTCAATTAAGTTTCCCCGTATAAAATAAATCGGTTTGTAGCCGGTTATCGTAAAAATCACGTCATCGTAAAGCGTCCAAAGGTCTGCCAGCATCCCTTCGGCTTCTGTTGAGTCGCCCGGCGTTGCTGAAAACAAAGAAAATTGAATCATGAACTGCTCAATCGTCTTTTCTCCGGGATATTCCGGGCTGTTGTAAACGATAAAATAAACGCCGTACGGGTATTCGGCCCCGCCCTCTGGCGCTTCAATATCGAACAGGCGGCCAGCGATATGCGCGTCAAGTGCGCTGCCGCTTAGTTTTCCGTATATGGCTTTTTTTAGGGCAAGCATTTAAGCCGATTCCTTTACTTTGATCTCAAAAAACTTACGCTCGCCAAATAGGTTGACCGGCGGCCCGGCGATGTTTAAATAAATGTTTCTGCTTATCAGCCGGATTCGCCAGGACGTTTTGATCTGGATAGGACGGTATCTGATCCGCACCTTGCCGTCAAGTAGTCCGCCTGCCGCCATGTTCGCTATGGCTTCCGCGCCGTTCAACGGCCAATATGCCCCGGTAGTTGTGAACACGGTTGAAAATGAGGTAATAAAACCCCCCATATCGTTTGAGACTTTCGACGGTGCCTGAAATTCCAATCGCTCATTTAGTGATCCGATCTGCATCAGTATTCATCCCAAAGCCTGGCGCTGGCCAGCAATCGCATATATTTGGTGTCCTCGATCATCGTCACCCCGGTAAAATCGTCACCGCGCGACCTGTAAAACTTCGCGCAAAGCATCTTGACCGCTTTTCGGATCGTGCCTGGTATCAGGTTTGCCGCCGTCCAGCCGCACACGAACCGGATCACAATCGGGTTTGACGGATAGGCCGTAAAGCTCGGCCATGATACCCCATAGGGCAGAACGATTCTGCCGCACTGTTCGCCGTTTAGCTCAACAATATATTCGGTCGTGACGACCATCGTCGTTTCGGTCCCGGCTGAATTTGTGTATTTGATATGCGTAACCGATTGTAAATTGCCGAAAGGGATCTTGATAAAATTATCACCTGGAAAAGCATTAAGGTAAGCGTCCCAGGTCTGCGTGAGTAAACACCTGCGCGTGATGTCCTCGACGTGCCATCGCGCAGCGGCGATATCGTCATTTAAAAGGTCGTCCTCGGTAGATGTCGGCTCCCAAACCAGAACCGATGTTCCAAATTCGCAGGCAGCTACAAGGATATTTGCAACCGTCCTGATCCATTGTTTCGTCCCGGTATACTGCTTTTCTTGAATGACGGTGTCGTTCGCCTCGGTGACCTGCGTGAACGCTCCCCCGGTCCAGTCGGTCCATGGTCCGGCTGCCGCGTCCGCCTCCTGAATTTTAACGTCAACCGTTCCGCCTGCGCCGTTATCGACCGGCTGCAAAAAGACGACGGCGTTATGGCCCAGGACGTCAATGGCGGTCCCCAAAAGCACATAGCCGACATTTGCCGCATGGGACCCGGCTGCAATCGAAGTGTAAAGCGTCGTGTTGTCCGCCAGGGTGCCGCTGTCGAGCGTGAGTTGGAGCTTCAAGGCTGAAAGGCTTATAGGTTCCAGCGTTGGAGCCGTCGCTTGTACCAGTTGCATGCGCTTTTCTCCTGGTTACTTTTTAAATAACAGCGTTGCGGCCAGGTCGATGCCCTTGTCAATAACCGCACCAAACAGCGGATAAACCGCGTCAAAGGTTTCTTTCTGCCCGCCGGTGCTGGCTTCCCTTGCGCCGTCGAACATTGCGGTCAAGCCCTCTTTGACAGCGGCCTTTTTCTCCGCGCCCGCTTTTTCTTTGTCAAAAGCCGTTTCTGCCGCTTTCACCAAAGAGAAAATGAACGGAATTAGCTTTATAAAAATTGCGAAATACTGCATGTTAAACCTCCTTTTTTAGATTGCTAATTTACCCAAATAAAAAACGGTTAATAAAATGCCGACGATAATTCCGGCTATAAAAGCTGCTATTATCCACAAAACAATATTTGACGGCCTGTTTGTCTTGGCGCTGACCTTAGCGATTATAGGATTCGAGCTTTCAGATTTGAAACTATTAACCGACATCCTACACATTTTATCGTCCTCCTTTTCTCAAAAATCCGGTTAGTGCCTTTTGTCCTGCAAGAACCATCCTGACATGATCTGCCGCGCTCTGCGTAACCTTCCCCTCGTCACATTGTTTCGCAAGTGAGATCAGAACATTTTCTGACGCTATCGAAATCGGTACTGTTTCTTTTGGTATTTTGCAGTAGCCGAAAAATGCAAGGATTGTCTGGATCATGGTTTTCCTTCCTTTGATTTTATTTTTCCGTCCTTAAATTCCCAGCATCCGCAAAGGTTTCTCGGATCTTTCATTTCGCCGCACATCGGGCATTTACGCTCGTCTCCGGGTGGCCGGATGAACCTGGATGTGGAAATGGGAGCCGTGCCCTGAATCATGAAACCAAGCGACATTTTTTTCCGGTCTTTTCGGGTCATATTCCCATGCCTGGTTGATTTTCATTTCAACAAGTTTAGGCTCCTTAAAAACCCATGACCTCAGATCAAACGCTCTCAGCGGATTCGTGCAATGGACATCTGCGGTATGCAGCGACAGCCGCCAGCCTTCGGTTATGACAGTCCCGCTGCAATTTTCGCATATCCATACCAAGACTTCTATCAGCTTTGGGTGCCAGCCGTTACGGAAGCAGTTTTGCAGGGTTTCTTTGTCTTTAAATTCGATGATCATTGCCTGCGCTCAATCCTTATCTTGTTGACCGTATCTAAAATTTTCTCAATATTAACTTTCATCTCTTTTTGGTCTTCTCTGATCATTCCCTGAACTGTGACAACCTCAATTAGCTTGTCAGACGATACGCCAAATTTTTTTGTTTGTTCTTCAAGGACTGTAACGCGATTAGGGAGCGCGACGTTCGCGCTGGTAAACTTGTGCGCGTTCTGCGCCATGCTCGCCGTCTGCGCCCCTCTCCAAACAAGCCCGGCAAGGGTAAGGGATAGCAGAATAAAACTGATGATCAGACCAGCGTTGAGTCGTCTGGCGCCTTGTCTTCTTTCTGGCTGCATTCGGGTTTATTCAACCCTGCCCTGGATAAAGATGCAGATTGCGCCTGCGCCGGAAGCATCAACCGTTAGCGACGTTGCTGCTGTTACCCACAGGCCATGTCTAAAATCCCATTGCATCGACGCATTGGCCGCAAAGCTGATTGGCCCCAGCAAGGCGGTCGTTACCGCCCCGGTTGTTTCGCCCGCTCCGATGGTGATCGTGATGGCCGCGCCGCTGTTGATCGTAATATGGTCAATAATGATTGACTTGCCGGCAACGGCCGCCTTTAATTCCTCACACGCGCTGGCATCCGCGCTGGTGGCGTTGACAATAAAGCCGAATTTCCCCGGCTGGGGTGTCGTGATTGCGATTGCCATGGTTTACCCCCTTTTATATAACTTGTGGAACTCTTTACGTCCCTATCGCTATCCAGTCAATCGCGCTCCATGGTGTAATAGATGCAAGCGGAGTGACGTCGGCGGCAGCCGTCGGTTTGTAAGTTTTAATTAAAATTGAACCGGCAGCCGGTGTTCCCGCCTGATCGCCTATATCAGCGGCAACAAACATGCATGTAAGTGTGGGCGCACCTTTTAACGATGCCACGACTGCTACCACCGTTGTTAATCCGGTTACAACAGTATCGCTCGCACTGGCCGGCGCTATTGTTCCGCGTGCTATTTTATAGCCGCCCGCAACCCCCTGCGTTAAAAGATTAATCTGCGCTGCTGTCATCGTCACGGCTGTCCCCGCGCCTGCTCCAATCTTTAAACCACTGGCAGCAATAACAATTGTATCTATGTTTTTATTCGCACCCAACGCAAGGGCCTTGCTTGCTACGGCAGTCCCGGCAATCGAACCATCAATGAGATTAATTTCAGCCGCTGAAGCGGTGATGCCTTCCAGGAGAGCCAACTCTGCATCCAAATTGGACAGGGCTTTGAGTTCAGTAGAAATGTCTTGCCCATCAACTGTAACTATTCCACCAGATGCAATATTGAGCGTACTACCTGATGGAAATGTCAATTTCCGATTCGTCCCGTCCCACGTGGCAATGATATTTCCATCAGCATCCTTAAAATTTAGATTTCCACTTATCCATTCAGCTTTTACTTTTGTTACTGGCATAATTGTCCTCCTATGCGATTTTTACACGCTTATGGCAGTAGTTCTGCCTATGGTGAGGCGGTCATATTTCAGACCGCCCCTGTTGGTTAATAACGCTTAGTTTAGATCACGGCCATGTTGGTGGTGCCCTTGTCGGCGTACCGCGCCCCGCTCAAAATTGCGATGGCTGACATAACCGAAGCCGCTGCCGGATCGGCAATGCAAAGCCTGAACCCGATGTCGCCCATGACCAGCAAGTCGTCGTCGAGTTCGATGACATAAATAGCCTCGGCCCCGGTTGCTACCGGGATCAGTCCGGCGGCTGCCGTGGTCGTCCAAGTCAATGCGCCGTGAACGTCGCCATTGGCCAGCTTGCTGGATGTCTCATATCTGTAATATGGGAACATGACAGCGGTTTCCGTACCAGGGACAACCGTATCGCACGAATTAACCGTGATCACTCCGGCGGCTCTCGGAAGCTGCCCGATGCTGATGATAATCGATGCGTGAGCAAAGTTTTTCATCAGGCAAACAACCGGACTTTTCGCAGCGGCCAGGGTGTCGACGTCAATCGGAGTGTACAGAGGGACAATCGCCCCGTTTTCTACAATGTTAAATCCTTTCATGGTAAATCCTCCTTGTTATAATTTGATTGCTAATTGTTGATTCGTTTCGTACTTCAAGCGAATAAGCTCTTTATATCCTGCCTCCCAAAACTCCCTGTTAAAATTAGCCCGCGCATTACAGCTTGTGCAAAGGGTTATTAAGTTTTCGGGTTCGCAGTTCTTTTTGTCATAGTCAACATGATGAATTGTTAAGCCGTCACTGTTCCCCCGGCAATCCGGATTCTGACAAGTGAAGCCGTCCCGTTCCCGGATACCGGCCTTAAATCTTTTATCAATCCAAATCGGAGCGTAAGGTTCGTGAGTTATTCCGCCTTTCCAGTTTGGATTATTGTCGCCGGCCAGAACTGAATTGCCGTGGTTTGGGTTCGACTCTCCTTTAAAATTCTCCGCTTTCCATTGGCCATAACAGGAATGATTGCAAAAATTGTTGTCAAATATTTGACACTGGAACTTTTGCAATTCCTTACCGCACGCATCACATCGAACAGCTTGTTTTCCGCCTTTCCAACCAGCTCCCGCCTCACCGTTTCGGCCTTTATTTATCTGGTTGCCTTTCTGAAATCTGGAAGGACGAGCAGTAATGCCAAATTTTTTCAGTCGCCAAGATATTCCACCAGACGTAGGCAGTCCTAACGCTTCAGCGCATTGCCGAATATTCAATCGCTGGTTGATATAGAGTTTTTCAAGCTGTTCTTTTGTGATGCTCACGGGTTAATTTACCTCGTTATCTCGCAGCTAACGCAATGAAGTGACTTTGCGTATCCAGTGTGGACGAGCCTTTATAAGGAGCAAGCGCGGAAGCCCGCACCGGCTGGCCATCTACACGGAGCACGAATCTAAACACGCTCTCATCATACTCAAAACGAACGTGTATGCTCATATCGCTCTGAATCCCGCCCTTTTCCGCCAGGATATACCCGCCAGGCAGATCGGCAAAGATGATGTCGCCCAGGTCGCCGAGTGTTGCCGCTTGCTCGATCGCGATAACCGGACGTCCGAACAAGGTTGCGTACGGCTGACCGCTCAATCCGCCCGCTGGCATATAGATCGGAATGCCGCCGGTCCCGACCGCAAGGCTCATGGTGAACAGTTGCGGTTCGATGTTCTGATTGATCAGCCATACCGCGTTTGTCCGGCTGGTTGCGAAAATACGTGAATACATCTTGATCACGTTTTCGGCGACAACCGTATCGGCTGCTTGGCCGGTTTCCTTCGCGACCGACACAAGGCACCCGGCATTCAGGATGCCAAGCGGCTGCCCGGCGCCGGTCCCGTTGATAATCGCATCGTCCAGAAGAAAACCAAACTCGGAAGCAAACCCGGATCGGATCACGCCTTCAAGCGCTGTCGCGTCCTGCAGAAGTTCATCGGTCGCGTAGCAAAGGCCGATCAGCTTTTTCAGGTTCAGCTCGATCTTGCGAAACTTCGGCTTACTTTTGGTTTTCAGCGCGGCCTCATCTTCCCAATAACCGACGATCCCACCATAACGGCTCGCTGCCCGGCTGGTTTCGTCGATGCCGGGGATCTTGATGCTGTTCGAGTTTGAACTGATCGGTATCCTCCGGCAGCGTGAAGCCAGAACGCCGGTTGTAAACACGTCCTGCAGAAGCGCCGTGGAAAAATCTTGCTGAACCAAAAATCCGCCGTCGCTGGGTACGCTTTCGGAAAGTCCGCTTGCTGCTGCGTTGTAAAGCCTGGCATCGACATGCGCGTTCGGCAGTCCAGCCCTCATAACAGCGGCCATCTGCTCGCCAAAACTGGCAAAGCGGTCTTTGCTGGCTCGATCAATGCCGACTACCCCGCCCGAGGCTTTAACCGGGCCGGGATTGGTTTGCGCCGGTTCCGGTGCTTCCAGGGCCCTGGCAATACGATCCTGCCGCGCCATTGCCGCAACGATTTTGTTGATGTCCTCGACGGTATCAAGCATCTCGTTTTTGAGTGCAAGTTCGCCCTCGGTGATTTCGCGGTTTTCGGCGACACACTTGGCGTCGATATCCGCTGCTTTTTTCATCAGGTTCTTAATGTCTTCCCTGTACTGGCTTAAAGTCTTCATACTATTTTCCCTCCTGTAAATTTTTAAATTACTGATGGAGCCACAACTTCGGCTCTGGTTAATAGATCACTCACTCGATCCTTTTTCGGCTTCGATGGCTCAACGTCCCGTTGAACTACTTTGACCGGCGGCGGATTGGCAGGCGGCTCAACGTCCCGTTGATCGTCTTTGAATCCCTCCGCAAGAATCTTTTTTGCCTCTTTATTCGATAACCCTGCGTCCCGTAGGGCCTTTTCAAGCGTGCGTTTAGAAGTTTTTGCGCTTCGCTGTTTAAGCTGATCCGGCACATTGTCATAAATAGAAAGATCATAGTTTCCTTCTACGGGCGTGCCGTCATAAATTCTATCTACAAGCCCGGCGTCAAGAGCTTCCTTTGCGGTAAACCATGTACCTTTTCCATCCATCCATGCGGATGCTTCCGCTAAGGTTTTACCGCTTTTTTTTGCATAATCGGTGGCGATTGATTGATTAACTTTCCCGTGTAAACCGACTTCTTGCGTCAAATCATCAATTACCTGCCGCAAATCGTCTTCATTGAAAAATCCAAGAATATCAATAAGGCTTAAAGACTTGTGAACCATTATAAAACCACCATCAACAATCTCTATTTCGTTTGCTCCCATAACAAGAAAACTTGCTGACGATGCCGCAAGCCCATCAATATGAGCTATAACCGTTGCCTTATGCTGCATAATAGCCGTTTTCATCGCCCTGGCAGTAAAGATGTCGCCTCCGTCAGAATCAATCCGAAGGTGAATGGTTCCGGCGTCGATGGCGTTAAATTCTTTTATCCATTCCTGGTGATCTATTCCAAACCATCCGCCGATAACGCCATATAAATAAACCGTAGCTTCGTTCTGCTTGTTTTCGATGTTTCGGCGATTACTGATTGTTCGCGTTGCCGTTTTTCTGACTGTTAGCATTTAATCACCCCCGGTTTTTGTTCAATTCAATCAAATTTGTTGGCGCTGGGTTTGTTTCTCCCGGTGCTGGTAACTGTTTAGGCGCTGGTTGCCCCTGGTTTTTCGATAAGTATTCGCTGAATTTCGACAAAGGGATGTTCCCGGTCGGCATCCACAGTTCATCTGCCAGCGGGTCCGTGCTTGGGTTCATGTCCTCTTTTGCTCGCGCCTCGTTTGGTGTCATCACCCCGGTTCCGATCATGGCTTTGTAATAAGCCGCCCGGTCCGCTGAATTTGCCCGTAGGAGCCCCTCAAAATTATGCTTGAAAAAAAACCCTTGCTTTAGCTGCGCCTCTGACAGGAGCTGCATGTTATAATTTTGCTCATGCCGGATGAACCACGGCAATAAAGAGTCAACGACATAGCTGGCGTTCTCGGACTCGATGTTGTTAAATGAGCTTTTTGACATTTCCTTTAATTTATGGACTGGTAAATTCATCCATCTGGCCATGTCCGTGATCTGAAATTGCCTTGACTCTAAAAACTGTGAATCGTTGGGTGGGATGCCGACATTTTCAATCTTCATGCCGTCTTCAAGCAACATTAAGCGGTGGGCTTTACCCAACCCGCTATATGTTTCTGTCAATGAGTTTTTAAGATTCTTATGGGAGTCGCCTTTTAGCTGATTCGGATGCGACACAATTACGCCCGGATGCGTCCCCTGCCCGAAGTATTCGCTCCCGAATGTTTCCATGGCCATACCCAGTCCGATTGACTTACGCGCCATTGCAACGACAGTATAACCGATAAAGCCGTCAAATCCCATCCCTGGAACATGCAGGACCTGCTCTCTTTTTAAAGTTATTTCTTCATTGCCAACCCTGATCTTGTAGACCAAGGCGCCATCTTCCATTTTTGGCGTAACCCGGTTCGGTGGGATCGGCCAAAGCTCGACCACGTCGCCTATTCTGTTTCTGACTATTTCGGCGTATCCGTTCCCCCATGTAAGGGCGTGCCCGGAAAGACACTCGCGTCCAGCCATTGCGGTCATATATGGATTATATCGGGTGTGCATTACGTGGTAAAGCGTTTGATCTGTTGCGTTTTTCTTGTTTTTGCCTTTTTGCTGGATTAAGTTAAGCGGCATTGATCCGAGCGGCCCGGCAATCAGCGTTATAGCATTCCAAAATGCTGAATAAGTAAGTGCGGTTTCTTCGGTGACGACTTCGCCGGATAGGGATTGGGAGCCGTGTAGGTTCCAGAGCGAGGGATTCCACGCTTTAGGATCATTCAAAGCAAGGTTTTTGATGTTGCGGACAATGTTTTTTACTCTGCTGAATATACTCACATAATATCCTCAAGATGGTTAATCGTTTTGCGATATTATGCGTTTTTAAAAATAGGGATGTAAAGAAAATCTGAGGCGGGATTCTTAAAAAGTGTCTAATTTTATATAAATCTTACTAAAATTATATAAGGCGCGGCTTCGATTTCAGCCTAAAGCTGACAATCGAACGCCTTAAAACCCTAATCGACCCATGCAGTTTTTCAATTTCAAAGTGGCCATGATCGATCCAAAGCCTTATAGTTTGATCGGTTACTGAAAAGTAATTTGCCACCTCGTCAATCCGGAAAAGGTCTTTTGCTGGCAGCGTGATGTCGTTTTCTTCCATGTTTTCAGCCTCTTTTATTAAATCGTCGGTCTGTTTTTCTAAATCTTCCAATTTTCCAAGCTGTTTTTCGATTTTAATCTTCGCCTTGCTGATATATTTTTGTTTCATGGTTCTCCTTTATTTTTGCGAATCTTTTTTGTTTATGTTCTTCTGTTTGTTTTTTTCCTTTCCACCACGATCCAACCCGCGTTGCTTTTCCGGTAAACTTCCAAACGCTGTGGTTGTTATCATAACGTTTTCGGCACAAAATTACAAGCTGCGCCCCTGTCAACCGGCCATATTCCCCTATCGACCCAGTCGTTAAATGCCGTTACGGCGTCTTTGACATCTTTCCACTTCACCCATTCGCCCTCTGGGTGCTCGTATATTTTAGGCTCAAAATGGTCAACTATTGGGGTGCTATATCCTGCAAATGGCCTGCCTGCTGCAATTGGAGATACTGCAAATAATTCTATCTTATATCTTTTCATATCGCCATCCTCTCCTTAATTTCCTCGGCACTCATGCCGTCATAAATTGATTTCTTATTTTTCGCCTCCGGGTTCATGGCCATCAGGGCAACCGCTGAAAAAGTCGCCATCAACGGATCAATTTTTCCGGTCCCGCTGGCCTGCTTGGTAATAATTATGGCGTTCCCCCTCGGCTCAACCCTAGCATTTCCGACACACCAGGCCATAAGCGCCTGGCCGCCGTGAAGGATCGCCTTTTCTGCCACACGGCGCTCTAAGGTCTTGATTGCGCCGCTCAATCGCCATCCCTGCGGGATTCCCACAATCCGATCGTGTTCAAGCCCCCTGAACTCCACTTCGTCAACGATGTCGCCAATCCCGACCGGGTCCACCCCGATCCGGTCCAGAAGTCCGGACGCTTCGCACCTTTCCACGATGTCGCCTATCTGCTGCACGTCCTGGCCGATCTCATCCACGATGATCAGGTCGCCGTCTTTGGCAAAATCCTTGTACCTGGCCGCCTCAGACTTGCGCCGCTCGAGGGCGATCGGGTTCGCCCATGCCCGGGTCCATAAAAGCCAGTTTTGCGACTCCGTAAGCCTGCCCAGTACCGCGAGCCCTAAAAGGTCGTCGAGGCCTCCGCCGTCGATTCCGATCTCGATCACTTCGCATTTTTCGAATATCAGTTCCAGGGTGACGATGCCCGCGGCGTCCTGCCAGAAGTCGGCGCCCGACCAGCGTTTTGATTTAAGCGTAAGGCCCATTTCGACGTTCAAATGCTTTGCAAGAAAGCCGCACATCGAATCGTCGCCGTTTTCCTCCGCCTTTTTAAACTCGCGCTGAATGAACTCTTCGTCGACCGACGCGCCCAGATTGGGATTTGTCACATAAAACATTTTAGGGTCAAGGTGCCGCTTTTCTTTTAAAATATCCTCCGGAAACTCATAGATCACTGGTAAAAAGCGGTTGTCGTCTATCCGGCCATCGCGGACGCCTCGAGCATAGTCCAACTTCTGTTTGAATACTCCCGCCGGCGCTTCGTCTGATTGTGTCGACAGGTAAATAACAAACCCCTCCGGCCTGCTGGCAAGCCCCCCGCAAGCCTCCCGGAGCATGTTTTCTGCGTTCGGCTTCTTGCCCATGAGCCATAATTCGTCGATCAGGACGCCTGTGGCCTTCTTCCCGCCCACTGTTTCGGAGTCTGCAGCAACTACCTTCAGGACCGCCCCGGTCCCCCGGTGTGTGATCTGTCGGTAATGATCTTGAACGTGGAGCAGGTCGGAAAGCTCTTGATCGGCTTTGACCATATCCCGGGCAGGAAAAAAGCTATTATTGGCCACCTCCACGGTAGGGGAAAGGATTAAAAATTCAGCGGAATCGCGCCAGTTGAGCAATAACGCCGTCAACATTATTCCAGACGCAGAGCTTGATTTCGAGTTTTTCTTAGATATTAAAAGGAAAAATTCCGTTATCAGACGACGCCCAGACTCAGCGTCGTATGCACCGAAAATGGCCGATACAAAATCAAATACCCATTGCCTGCCAATTTCGCCATACTTGGGCCGGTCCTGGACATCCACCAGGCGAAGTTCTTTAAAAACCGCAAGAGCTGCGTCGGCCTCACCCGGAAACAGCGGCGGGAATGTGATCAGGGTTTCGCCGGATATGACGCGTTTTTGCCAGTCAGGGCATGATGTGGACCAGTTTAGCATTGTTCAACATTCCCGTCATCGTGTGGATATTGTAACGGCCCGAACCATCGCTCAGTCCAGCTTGGTTCACCCGGATCAATATTCCCAAATTCCTGCAATGGTATTCTGTCGGGAAGTCCGCACCGTTGAACATAGGCGCATTCGATCACTCCATCATAAGTTACATGCACAATAAACGGGTGCTCCCAGTGCGTTTCGTCAGAATCAAGCATGTGGAACCAATAATATCCGCTTCTGCCTTGTTTCGGTTTCTCGCTTGTCCATTTCATAATTTATTTCACCCTCCTTAACGGCGGCGCTCCGGCTCCGAATTTCCCGGCACCTGCAGCGCGTGCCCTATCATCTTTATCCTGCTTCTTGCCTGCGCCTTCGCCCTTGCGTGGGTGTACGAATGGCGCTGCGGCTATGGCCATTCGCGCCCTCGCCTCTTTGTCCTCGTTCGGATCGTTCATAATTTTCAGCATATAGGTTAAAGGGTCCAGCTCTTCGGCACTGCCGACCTTGCCCGGCGCTCCGTCCACTTCGGCCGCCAGTTCCGCCCCTAATTTCTCCATCAGCTTCTTTTCGGCGATGGATAGCTTTTCGCCCTTGCCCATCCGCACCAAAAACTCTTGATAAAACCGGGACTTGGCCTTTGTTCTGTAGGCCAGCATTTCCCGGATCTTGTCTTGTTCTTCTGATCTCGGCGATCCCTTGCGTGGTTTCGCGTCCTTTTGGCCTTTTTTCCTTCCCGCCCCCGGTCTGTAACCGCCTCGGCTCATGGTTTTTTACCCCCCTTTTTAATATATTTTTACCATATCATAACAACCTCTTGATATTATTACAAAATAAAAAATCAAAATAATTGAAAATAATGCTTGACATTATAACCGTTATATATATAATAGGTACAACGATAACAAATCGGGTTAAGGCCCGGCCGGGAATCAACCCGAGCGTTGTTTTCAATAAGGGACCTCACTTTTTTAAATTTATTTTGACTTTTTTTCATTTATTTTGTTAAATTTGCATAGTTGGCACGGTTTTCTCGCTGTAATAATGAGAGGCAAAAAAAACTTAAACCCAAAAAGGAGATTAAAACAATGAAAAAACAAACTTATGAAATAAAAAACGAAAAGGGCGACACAATCAAAACAGTTACGGCCTGGACAGCAGAAGCTGCAATAAAAGCAGTGCCCAACTACAGAATTATGTGTGTTAACAACAGGCCGGGAAAGACATCCATTATTGACGCCCAGAAAAAGGATTAGTAAATTTTAAAAGAGCATGGGGGTCGCCAATGTTGGCGGCCCTTTTGTTATTTGTCAGTCAATAATGATCTCGTTAAACATTCGAGCGGTGAATGCTCGCCAGCGCCGCCGCTAAGGAGGGTGAAATGAAATACCGGTTAGAAGGAACGACGATTGAGGCGATTGATACATTCGTGCGTATAACAGTGGGAGGGAAAACGGAAGTAACGGCGCGACAGCTTCCCAGGTCCATCGATGTCGCCTTGATGCTGAGACGGATGCAGGGATATGAACCAAACCGCGCACAGCTGCAGGTATGTGGGCGGGCGGCTGACGATGCGAGAAATAACAAGATTGAGTTGATATTGTAAAGGAGAATAGCGATGGCAAGCGCCATTCGTAATCTTGTCGGGGAAAGAGATACGCTGATTGGTGCGAGGCGCCTTGCTAATAGCACACGATCAGACCGCCCTATAATTATTGAAGAATGCGGCAAGCCCGTCCCACGTAAAGGCAAGTTTCTGAAATAAACCGCGTTATTGGAGGCTCACATGAAAAAAACCTACATTTTAGAACACAACGACCCGCCGCTTTGGCGAAAAGTCCGGCTCCAAGCCGAAACCGAAGGGACCAGCATCAAGGCAAAAATCCTTGACTTGCTCCGCAAATGGCTATCGGATAAATAACGTCAAGCAAATTTTCAAAGAGCGAAAGGAGTTGCAAAGATGCAAGCCCTTAGATTAACGCTTCACCGCCACTGGTTCGACCAAATCGCCAGCGGCGTTAAAAAAATCGAATACCGGCAGATCAAGCCATACTGGACGGCCCGCCTGGAAGGGAAGTCCTTCGACGAGGTCCACTTCCGTAATGGCTACACATCCCGCCGCCCCTTTATGCGTGTTAAATGCCTCAAGATCACAAAAAGCCGCAAACGATATATAATCCGGCTCGGCAAGATCCTCGAAATTACAAACCATTAAATCTTTCCTTTATTCTATTGCAGCGCTCCTGGTTGATTTCTATCAGGAGCGTTTTTCTTTTTAATTGCTCCGCGACTATTAAAACCGTACCCGTCCCGCCGTACGGGTCAAACACATAATCGCCTTCCTTGGAGCATGAGATCATGCACCGATGCGCCAATTTGTTCGGGAAGGGTAAACAGTCGTCATGAATTACCGCCCTGTCGGTAATAGGCCAGATCGTCGAATAACGCTTTTTTGAATCGTCAAAATAAAACTTGCCGCTTTTGATAAGCCAATATATTCTTTCATCAACCGGCATGAACATTTTAGCGTTCTGAATTATTGTTGAGCTTTTATTCCAGATGATTTCCTGCCTTAAATCGAATTTGGTTTTTAATATCCATTCCAAGGGATTGATGGCTTTTTTGTTTCGGTATCTTATCTTGTGATTATAAAATAGTGAGCCATCACGATCGAGATATTTATAAATATTATTGATCACTAATATTTGTTCGGTTTGATAATCACTCTCGGGTAAATCATCATCGTAAGCCGTCGCCATTTTGAGTAAAAACTTCTTGTTATTTTTAAACATCCCGCCAGAAGACTTTTTTGATATCGCCTCGAGCCTTTTATTTAAGCCCTGATTATATGGTGGACTTGTAATGCACAAACTCGCTTTTTTATCCTGAAATAATAAGGCAAGATCATCTTCTTTCCGGCAGTCACCACAAACAAGCCTATGGTCGCCAATTTCATATAATGTCGCCACATTATCCTCCTGTTTGTTTTATAATTTTGGTTGCTTCGTCAACCGGAGCCGCCGGACCACAATATCTAAACGTGGCCGCTATTCTATAATGATAGTTTTTAGTTCTGCTCTCCATTTTTCCAGTCCCGGCATTATTTTTTGTTAAGCTTGGCTTTCTTATCATCTTCCATTTTTCAGATTTCATACAGTATGCGTTTCGCGCCGGATGACTTGACGTTCCGATATAATCCCATTTTAACGCTTTTAGACATGATGCCACATATTCCTCTAGTTTAAGTCCAATTCCGGCTCCTTGATAATCAGGAAGGCAAACAACCCGATGCCCCCGTTTTGTCCGCTTCAAACGATTATTGACAAACTGAAGGTATGAATAAAATGCAACCGGAGCCCCTTCCCAAAAAGCTATAAAGCACTGCGCAGCCCTATTCAAATCTGCGCTTAGATAATGATGCTGTTTGAATATTTCCCAAGCCTGATGATGCACGCGGGCAATCTCAAGTTTGATATCTGGGCGTCGCTGAACCAACCTCCAATGGAATTTATTATCTACCGGGCAGTAAACCCAATCCGGCTGAAGCCAATCCTCAATATCATAATGGCATGATATCGCTATGAATTTTTTACCATATCGCCGCACTGTTTTTGCAACTGCAGCACTTCCGCATTTTGCCACTACCCGATCAACCACTGACGTAAATTCATCAATAACGCATAGCTCTTGTGATTCTACCAGTGCTCGCGCAATAGTAACCCGGAATTTCTCACCATTTGATAGAACACGGAACGGCTTAAACCATGATGGCGGCGAAGAAAAACCAACCGAATTTAAAATTGTAGATATGTCTTTGATGCCCATATCTTTAGGGAATGCGTCAAGGATTGATTTCTCTTTATCCCATTGAAACGAATCATAAACATGGTCCTTAAAAAGCTCATCCTTGATGACTGACTTACCGCAGCCCGAAGGTCCAACAATCAACCCGACATTCCAGGGTTTCTCATCAAGCGGTAAACTTACATCCCACTCATGGATTGTGTTTTCGCTCGGGGGGATATCAAACATTCCCTCAAGTTGTTTCACCCTCGGGGATTTTACAATTTTCGTTTCTCTTACGATATGAGAGCACGACACTTTAATCCCTCCTTTTCGAATCTATCCAATAATTCCAACTGATTGCCTTCTGATTCGCATTCGATATAAATTCCATATTCTTCCGGGATATTTTCGGTTTTTGGAATACCTAATTTTTCCTTCAACCAGTCCTTCGGTAAGTCAATTCCCCAGTCGATAAGCGGTAGTTCCCCCCAGTTGTTCGCCAGGGCGTCAAAGTCAAATTCACCGTTGGAAACATTGTCACGGATCACGATTTCCCTTTCCTTTTCCTCGGTTAGACCCTCAATTAGGAATGTCGGCACCTCTTTCAGCTTCGCGGACTTGGCCGCCTCATATCGCTGGTTCCCTGCAATAATAACAAGATCCCCCGTTCTGTTCGATAGAATCAAGGGACGTGCCTCAAAATATTCCTTATTATCCCGAATAGAATCACAAAGGGTTTTGAATTGCTTTTCCTTTATAATCCGTGGGTTGCCTTCCAGTTTTTTAAGGTCTTTTATTTTGCGGTATTGCATCCGGCCCTCCTGTGAATGAAAAAACGTACCCCTTACACCTGCCTTGCCGTTTTTTTATTGACCTGTAAATGCTTGTAAAATTTATGTTTAGTTCCCTGGCCGCTTCCATCGCTGAATGAAAAATTGAAACTACCTCGCCGTTTTTAATAGCCTTTATTCCACGGCCATTGGTTAACATTTTCCTGCGCCATGTTGCGCGTGATTTCTCGGTTGCCGCCGGGTCTTGTGGTATTCCATATTTTGGATTGTTTGGTCCCTTAACGTCACGATGGGATTTAATCATTTTCTGAATCGTTTCCGGCCTGTGCCTTTTGCCCCAATTCGGGCTTTTCCCATACATAGGATTGTTTTTACCGGACAGGGCGATTGACATCCGCCTCTTATAATCATCACCGTGCCGGATCTTCATCGCAAGCCGCGTCTCGCTTAACCTTTTGCGCGTTTCTGGTCTTCTTTTAATACCCAGGGAAGAATCCGCCTTTAGGTTTATGTTGAATGCTGGCCGCAGGGCGTCAATAAAAAATTGTTCTACACTGATAAGATGTTCTTTTTGAACTTCACGGATTAGGGCGAAGTGGAGCGACGCAGGGCCATATTTATTAAAAAATCTTTGAAGGTGGATATTTTTATGGCGACTGGCGCAGAGGTCGTTTTTGTGTTCACGGATTCTTTTTCCTATCAATACGGCGCTTCCAATATAAATTCTGTCGTCAATGGAATTAAAAATAGCATAGACGCCGCTTGTGTTTTTATGCGTCATGCTCTCATCGACCACGATTTCCCGCAGCTCCATCATTTCCGGGAAGTCTTTAAGGGATTTGATCAATTTATCCAGCGCCGGGCCGGTTATCGTTCTCGGATTATCCGGATTCAACTGGATTTGTGAAATCTTGACGGTTTTAATTGTTATTTCAGCCATTTCGGTCCTTTGGTTTTTGATTGTGATTTCAGCCTTTCGTGTCGCCAAATATTTTTAACGCCAATAGTGGTCAGATACTTAATTCGTTTGATTTTTATATACAACAATCAAAGAACACAATTAATTCTGTGCGTGCG